TAGATGGGTTTTGACATAAGCCGATGCTTGATCCCATTCTTCATTAGTAAACCCATGAGCTTCCCTCAGAGAGGATTCTTTAAGGGACAGTTCCTGATTGGATTGCTGTATTAAATCATTCTGTTCTTTGGACTCTAATCTACTTCTGTAGTATTCTGCTTCTTTATTTTTATACTCTAAATCAATTTTATCTGGGTCCATCTCTTGATACCTTTGAATAACTGGCATAAGAGATGTAATTATTTGTTGCTCAAACACATGAGGAGCTACTCCTCCAAACTCTGCAAAATAGGACATTGCTCCTAGAGCATCCCCTTCTCTCATCATATTTGCAAAATGATTTATATAATTATTAACATCGGATAACTCAGCTTCATGTTCTTTTCTTTCTACATTAAGCTCATTAAACTTCTTATCGTAGGCTACTTTTCCTGAGTAATTATTTTTTAAATCATCAAGGGACACCTCTACTTCTTCCCCGTCTACTTTTACATTAAACGAAGCTATTTCTTCTGTAGGTGCTTCTTCTTCACTTTGAGGTGGAACAATCTCACTTCCTTCTTCACTTGGTAATTCTTCACTAGATTCGCTATTTGCTTCAAGGGTCGTATCAATATCTTCAAAAGATTGATCCTCAGGCTTAGGCTCTGGCACCTCCCCTTCAATATTCCCTTCTTCAACAACCTCTGTAGAAACTTCATCATTACTATCTCCAATATCTGACGCCTCTACATCATCCCATGAGTCTAACTCTGTCACTTCTTGTACTTCTTGTATTTCATTTTCCATAATAAATTTGCCTCTCTTTATAAGTTATTTCTGTCCCTGCTGTATAGCAGCTTGTATTTCATTTGATTCTTGTCCGGGTATCTGTCCTGATACTGCCTCTCCTCTATTTGCCTGTCCCTGTACCATAGCCTCTTGGTGTTCTGACGATTTTGGAGCAGGTTTTGCGTGATGGAAGATAGGAAATGTTTTTAACCTTGCTAGGTGAGCCTCAAACTGAGGAGATGTTTCCATCTTTAAAAGCATAGCCTCTTCAGTAGTTTTTAAATGAAGCTTAAAAGCTGTTCTAATCTCTGGTGTAGCCTCTTCTTTAAAAGATCTACTTTGCATATGTCTAACATGTGCTTCCCAATGTACAATATGATCTTCCCATTCTTCAGGCAGACCTACTGGTTCTCCTGCTAGTAAATCCTCATTTTCTGAATCTGCAGACCTAACAGCCTCCGATACTAAAGATTGCATCTTCTCCTCATTGCCAAATTCTAACAACTCTTCCCATCTCTCAGGCGAGAGCATTTGCGGATTCCTTTGCAATGCGTCGAGCACCCTTTGGTAACGGGCACTCTTTGTTTCTGGAAGACCTGTCGAGAGGTCGATCCTAATATCATAATTTTTATTAAGATTAGCGGAATCGAAATGCCTAATGAGAAATTTATTATTTTCACCAACAATCCTGACCATTCTTCCATCATTAATATCATATTTATCTCCTGTGACTGATAAAGACATTTTAGCTAATTCTTTAACCATAAAACCATGTTTAGCAATATCAGTAGTAGCTCTTTCATTTTCTAATTCATTAAGAAACTGTAAGGCACTTGCTGCAGTAATCCCTTTTGGAACCTCACCTCTAGATATTCCATGAGATCCGTAGATAGTCTGCATTTTCTGTTTCATTCCATCTACCCACCCATAAACTTCAGGGGCATTAGAGGCATGTTGTACCAATTGAGGAGCTGCCATGCCTTGATACTGCACAATAGTATTATCATTGCCTAACTGTTCAATCTTACAAGCACCTCTAGGCATCATCCATTTAGCATGTGCTGTTAGGTATATATTTTTCGCTATAAGTGTCTCACCATTATTAATCATATCTTGAATCGGTACAACCATTTCATATTTAGATATACCATTTAGAATATCAGGGATATCCATATCAGTTAATCTAATACAAGGTAGTTGTTTGTGTGTAAATTTATGTGGACCTCTCTCTAAGATACAGTCTTTAGTAAATTTAATAAAAGCCCCATCATCTAAATGAGATGTTCCTATATGAACAAACTCAAATGTAATTGTATGTTCTTCTAACAATCTTTCTGTTAATTGATCTATGTCAAATGCTCTTAGATCATCTGACTTCTTAATCTTTTCTTTTTTATCAGGATATTTTTTCTGTAGAGAAGCTGTTTCTTCTACCTTAATTCTAAAAAGATATTCCACATCTTCATATTTAACCTTTCTTTGGAGCAATACTCTCCAAGGGACTTCTAAATCGTACTTTATATCGCCTGTCTTAACTGGCTTGTCTAGATCAAATGACTCTCCTTCTATTTCTAATTCTGTAATACCAAAATCTCTGGCTTTTACATACATAGGGTGTAAGTCTCCTTTTGAAGTATCCCAATCTACAAATATAAAGGATTCTCCAAATATTCGTGCCTGTCTATGCTGCTTTTGCATAATGTAATCAATATTATTTAAATTCCATAAATGCTTGATTAATAACTGACATACTTTGGCAGCAGATCTATCTTGCCATTCTTGATTAGTGGGTAATATTTCTACTGCAGGTTTTAATCTATTCATCTGAGAGACTTTAGTTTCCGTTAGATCAAATAGATGATTAACTACGAGTCTTTGAATCTTTTGAAGTCTCTTTCCAGTATAGTCTCTATTTCTATCTGCTCTACGGAGAGATACGCCTCTATAGTGAAACATATTCTCTCTTTGTTTTCTGGATCTCTGTGTTGATTGTTTTATTAGTGTATCAGATACATCATTTAACCACTGAAGAACTTCTTCATCTTCTTTATCAGCTACTTCATGAAACGGGCGAATCTCTTCAGATGATTCGAGTTCCATATCTTCGAATAAATCGTGATAGTCATTAGACATTTATACTCCTAGAACGTATAAATCTTTTTGTCTTCGACAGAGGGGGCAAATTCCGGCATTAAATCCTCTCTGTCTTCTGTAAAAAGCTTTTCTTGTTGCGCAATACTTTCGGGAGAAGTAGCCCACTGTTCCACATTCTTGTCATTAGCTTTAGCAACTTCTTCATCTATAGGGACATATTGGAATGTGTGGGTACTCTTCTCAAGGGCTTGTGCTTTACTCCAAGCCAATACCGAGCATATTACAGAGATAGTAGAGCTTGTCAAGCAAAAACTTAATAAAAATCCCATAAATATTCCATTTTCTAATAATTCCATATACTTACTCCTCCCCGAACCATAAACCTTCGGTCCAATCATTTTCGTTTACTTCTACTCCATCTTCTATACGTCTAAAACGACCCCTCTCATCATCATTATCTTGTTTCCTACGTTCTAGAACCTCTACCATATTGTAATTACTCAGACCAAGTAGGTAGCGCAGACAATCTATTAAATGATCATGTCTTTTAGGTATGTTACCTCTATCATCTTTTGCATATTTTTGCATTTCTTCAAATAAATGTACGCATCTGTCTGATATTATTAATAAATCATGCAAAAGTAGATCTTTTATAAGGGAAAGCCCATGCTCTTTCTTATTTAGATGCTTTTGAGTAGGCATGAAATATACTCCATATTGATCCATAACTTCTGTAGAGAACCATACCGCTGCCTCATCAAATCCCTTTATCCAATCATCATTTACATCCGAATTAGGATAAAACTCCATCATCTTACTATCCATCTGAGGATATATTTTTCTAGTTGAAGTCATTTCCTGATTAGTTTCATATAATTCATCTAAAATATAAACTTTCCTAGAGTAAGGGTGTATGCAAGCAAACAAAGTACCAAAACAGGTAGTAGACCCCGGATCAGCAATTGTATACCAATCCATGCGCTTAATATCACGCCCAATACTAGAAATAATGTTATTATGTGTTTGTACATGCCTATCCTTTCGTATCATTGGGAAAATTGCTTTCTTACCTCCGGGTACTCTTTTTGAGTAGTACTCTAGTTGGACTACATCTTCATCCCCTCTTGCTCTCAATTGATCTATTTCTTTTTCAATAATTTCTTTTTGCTCTGGGAGGTGATTTATAGGATTATCAAATGTCTCTCTATCTGCTACATACGACCTTTTATCTTTTCTCATATATTCCAATACTTCGTCATATTGGTCCATATTTTTATTCCCTAAACGAGGTTTAGTTCCAATTATTATAAGAGGGGCTGCTTTTGCTGCTCTATTTGGGGCAAACTCTACATGCCATCTAGGATTGAAACCTTTAAACTCATCGTATACTGCAATATGAGGAGTCAGACCATTAGCTACGATATAGTTATCTGACCCTATTAATCGAATAAATGATCCATTCTTAAACCAAATTGTCATATCTTGATCTGTTGTCTTTTTAATATACTTATCGCCATCCTCTTCTAAAAATCGCTGTATACGTCCAGATCTCCAAAGAATCTCTCTAGCATGTCCATTTTCAGGAGCCACATAGTAACAGGCAGATCTGGGTACAAAAAGACCTTGCTTATAGAGTACATACCCTACTAGTTCAGTCTTTCCCCATTTTCTAGCACACGATAGAAATATATCAATTATTCCATCTTCATATAAAGGCTTTAATTGTTGTATTTGATCCTCATGGAGTCTTGACTCTAGCCCAACCTTAAGCCCATCTCCTCTAGGTTTATTTAAATCTTCCATCATCTGTATATAGAGCTGTTCCTCTCTTGATAGAATTATTTGATCATTTTCGTTACTCTCCATATACTTTCTGTATGATATTATATTTTTTTAATTCTTTTATAGTAAACTTTTTATTCTTATTTTTTAGTCTAGTTATATTAAACCATTTCTTAGGATCTATTAATAGAGCCTCTGCTTCTTTTCTAGCCATTTCATATGATATTAAATATGTCGCATTTGTCACCCCCTTACTAGGGTAATACGCAAAATGCTGAGACATAGCTCCTCCTCTTAATAAGATACTTTTTCCACATAATCTAACAGCTAAATAAAAGGCTGCACTATGGGCATTTGCAATATAGCATTTAAATGTAACTCCTCTATTTATTGCTTCTTTAAACTCTTTTTCAATTTCATCAGCTTTCTCAACATACCCTCCATAGGAGTCTATTAAAATAGTATACTCTTTAGCAAAAATATCAGCTGTCCATAATAGACCTCCAAAAGGGTGCCCTTTTAGAAGACCATCTTTAATAAATGCCTTAACTAACTTTCTTTTAAACTTATGACCATTTTGTAAATCATAATCCGTTAGTGTGGCAGATAACTCCTTTTTAATAACTATCATAGCTTTTTCATCAACTACGTTAAAATTGTTATCTTTTGATAGATAGGGCATTAGTGTAGATAAACTAAGAATAAATGTTATTACTATTACTACATCAAGTAGTAGATTTCTCATTGTTTTCATTTTCTTCACCATTCTTTATTTCCTTTTCAATTTCTTGAGTTTCAATTTCCTTAAAAGGATTTAGATTTATTTTATGTTTTATAGCTTTTATAGATATTGGCTTATCTGAAGTAATTTCTGTAGGATCTCCATTATCTAATCGTGTAATTCTATCCAAGGCTTCAAATATCTGTGTAGCTTTTTGAGCCTCATTTACTGAAGGAGGTATATCTCTTTTGGCTAGATCTTCTAGAGAACGCTTAATAATCTCTATACTAGCTATTGCCATAGAAGCAAAGTCCTTAGTTTTAGCTGTAACTACTTTCTCCATTAATTCTGCTCTAAGCATCTCTCTTTCAACAGACCACTTCTTTATCTGATTATATATAGCTGCCCTACTCATACCAGTTTCTCTAGCTATTTCAGACACAGAATTATAATCCATATACAATTTCTTAGCCAGATCTATAGAATCTTGGGGATACCTAAAACCTGTGCTTTTATTATTATTTAGAGATTTAGTGGAGTTTTTCATCATCTTTTTCCATTTCAGTACTTAAATGAGCTTTAACATCCTCTTCCTCCGCATCAAAATATATCGCTATAGAATTATCTGCTAAATCCTTACTAATTACTATATATACCTCAGAACCTTCCTCTATTTTAGTTTGAATATAGTCTATAATCTCTTTAGTATTAGATCCTTTAATACTCTCTTGCAATTGACTTTCATAAAAAGGATGTAGATATTTATTTAGTAATTTAATTACCATAGCTGTTATTCCAGACATTACATATACTCTTATCTTATCCTG